CGGACGTTCCTAACGGTATGAAAATGTTCTCAAGAACTCCATTGACAACTTCAATGGAAGGAGACTTTGATACTGGTAACGTTAGATACAAAGCTAGAGAAAGATACGCTTTTGGCGCATCTGACTATAGAGGTATCTTCGGCGTTGAAGGTGCGTAATCAATAATCATTTTGTGGCGGGACATTGTTCCGCCACAATTTAAATTTAGAAAGAAAAATGCTGCCAACAATTGTTGTTGATAATTTTTTTGACAATGTAGATGAAATAATAAAGTTATCAAAAAAATTTAAATATTTCCCTCCTACAAAAAACGATAAATGGATAGGTCTTCGAACTGAATCCCTACATATTAACAATTATGAATTATTTAATTCAGTTATTTTAAAAATTTTAAAATGTTATTTTCCTTATACTCATACTACATATGGAAATAGTTTTGTTTATTTTCATAAATTAATGCCAGGATGTAAAGAAACTGAAGGAAGAAATCATTATCATGTTGACCATAATGTTCATTTAGCTGGAATAGTGTATTTAAGTAATGGAAATATGAAAAATGGAACTACAATTTTTAATAAAAATAAGGAAAAACAAATAATAATTAGTAATGACTTAAACACACTTGTATGCTATGAAGGTTCTAAATATCATGGTCCAACAATTTTAAATGTAGATGAAGAAAGATTAACTATGAATATATTTATTGAAAAAATAATAACGTTTTAAGGAAAACAAAGTTTTGCCACAATTTAAAAATACACTAAAAATATGAAGAAATTCCTAGTAAAAATATATGCTTATCAATACGGCGCAGAATTTGAAGTTCTGGCTGAAGATGATGTTAAATCTATTGAAGATTCAATAGTTGACAAATTGGGAGATAAGAGTATAAAGTGGGAGTATCTTGGAGAAATGAATGATCCCAAGATAAATCGAATAACTTATGAGGAGGTTATTGATGATACAAGACCTTTACAAACAAAAAAGGTCCTTGGAGTTGAAGTGGGAGCAGGAGTGGCTGTCTAATGGTAGATACACTCTTGACATGGTCCGGATTGATGACAAAGTTAGAGAAGTCATTACTGAGATCAAGCTTGAAGAAGCTAAAATTGCCCACAGGCAAAATAGCGTTGAAAACGCTGCTCCACAAGTTTCTGTGGCTACTTAGATAAAAGCCACATCGCTGAAATCGCACTTTCTTTTAAGGCTCTCTTGCACTCTATTAAAATCTATTATATAAAATAATTACTATACAATTAATAATTATTAAATGTAGACGCGTATAGTCGACTTCCCTAGGGACTACATTTAAGATATTCTAGGAGGAATATTATGGCAAACACATCGTTTAATGGTCCAGTTAGGTCCGAAAAAGGATTTCAACAGATCAATAAAGCAGCTAGTACAGGAGTTATAACTTCAAGATTTTTAGGAACGAAACCTGATTTAACTAGCTTAACTGCAACAGTAGTAGCAACTGCAGCTGCATTAACTTACACAGCTAATGTAATTACGGTTAACAACTACACAGGAGCTGCTGCTCAAGCGGTAACATTACCAGCAGCAACAGTTGGAACTTACGTAGTTCATTATCAATCTGATGACACAACTGGTGGAACAAACACTCTTACATTTACTTGTGCGGGTAATGATGTCTACAGAACAGGATCAAAAGTTGAAAGTAGAACTTCGGGATCAGCATCAACTATAGATACGTCTGCGGCAAATGAAACTATATTGACGTATACACCTGCCAATGCAGCAACGAATAGTTTAACTCACGGTACTTACCTATATTTCACTTGTTTTGAAAAAGGCATTTGGAATTTTGCTCATGATTTAGCAACAGGTAATACTGCGGATACAGGCGCAGCTGCTTGGAGTTAATAGCTAACTAAAATAATGTGGGCTCCTTCGGGAGCTCACTATTAAGGAGAACAACATGTCAATAACATCAAAAGTTAGACAAAGCGTAGTACTAACTGCAAGTGGACAAATACAAAAATTAATTAGTGGAACTGCAACTAATATTACTAAAGCAAATATTATGAATATATATGCAATGTCAAGTGCAGCAAATGCTGAAATTAAAATTTATAATGAAATAGGAAGTAGTGCTACTGCTTCTAAATTAATTTATCATGGTAAGTTTGGTTCAGCTGCTGATGCTGTTCACGAGTTTAAATTACCAGGAGCTGGTATTTATGCTGATACAGGAATGTACGCGGTTTTAGCTAATATAGACTTTTTTTATGTAGTCGGAACTTTTTAAGGAGTAGCCGATGGCAAATACTACATCTGGCGCTTATGGATTTGATCAGAACCTTGCAATTGATGATATTATTGCAGAGGCTTATGAAAGACTAGGATTAGTCGGTACTTCTGGTCATCAAATTAGAAGTGCTAGAAGATCTTTAAATATTCTTTTTCAAGAATGGGGAAACAGAGGACTTCATTTTTGGGAAGTGGGTGAAACTAATATTGATTTAACTGAAGGTGCAACAACTTATACCTTTTATAGAAACAGTTCAGACGGAACCAGCCACACAACAGCCCCAACTAATGGTATATATGGCATAAGTGATGTTATGTCGGCTTCTTATAGAATTGATTACGATACAACAGAACAAACGGATTTACCTTTAACAAAAGTAAGTAGAGACACTTATGCTGCTTTTTCTAATAAATTAGTTAAAGGAACTCCAAGTCAATTTTGGGTTCAAAGATTCATAGATAAAACTACTATTACAATTTATCCAACTGCAGGTTCTACACAAGCAGATAACTACATAAACATTTATTATGTAAAAAGAATTCAAGACGCAGGAGCTTATACAAATGCATCTGACGCTCCTTATCGATTTATACCATGCATGATTTCAGGACTTGCATATTACTTATCTCAAAAATATGCGCCACAAAGAGTTCAAGAAATGAAATTATTATACGAAGATGAATTAGCAAGAGCTTTACAGGAGGATGGATCATCAGCTAGCGCGTACATAACGCCTAAGACTTATTATCCAAATATATAATGGCAATATGGACTAAAGGAATGGGTGTTGTTTTAAAGTCAAAGTTTACTAGAAAAAAACTAACTCCTGAACAACAAGAAGCAAAAGAAAAATTTAGAAAACACCTAGATAAAAAGAAGGGTAAAGAATTAGATTGGGATGATGTAAAAGCATCTGCTAAAATCTTTACGAAAAAATAATGGCACGATTTGCAAAAGGTAGAAATGCGTTAATGATTTCTGACCGTTCTGGTGCGGCATTTCCCTACAGAGAAATGGTGCAAGAATGGAATGGTCTTTGGGTACACATATCTGAATTTGAACCTAAACAACCACAAATAGATCCAAGGCCCGTGGGCGCTGATCCACAAGCTTTGCAACATGCAAAACCAGCGAGAATAGAATTCCCGGTTCAAGATATTTTACCTGAAAATCCTTTTACAACAACAGCTGCTTCTGGAACTTTAAGTGTGTCTTTTCCAAATAATGGTTTAAATGCTGGCACATCATATGTAAGATTTAGTGATGTTAAACAACCAGTGGGCGGAGTTGCAATTACAACATTAGAATTATCTACAACATTATTTTCAAACTTAACTGATTCTGCCACGACTGTTATTTTACAAGATGCATCACAATTTCCAACTTCGGGTTTTATTGTAATAGAAAAAATGAATTCTGAAACTGGTGCTTTTGAAAACGAAACTATACAATATACAGGTAAAAGCTCTAATAATTTAACAGGTTGTACACGTGGAACATCTGCTCCATACAGAGGAGTTACTCCTACTGGCACAACTGCAGGAACTCATTCTTCTGGTGCTAAAGTATATGGGTCTTATTTAGCAACAGCTATTGGAACAACTGTTATAGTTGGTCCTAAAACATCACAAACAGAAACTCACTATAATTCGCTAACAGTGCCATTAGTATCTAATGCTACAAGCACAGCAACAGGGGGCGGTTTTCAATGTACAATTGGACCGGTTAATGATAGAGGTTAATTATTATGGCTGGATACAATTTATCAAATTTACAAACAGATATTAGAAACTACACTGAAGTAGATAGTAATGTTTTTACTGCTGCCGTGTTAAATAGATTTATAGAAAATGCAGAATATAGAATTGCATATGACCTTCCTATGGATTCAGACAGAGTTCAGGCTCAAGCACAATTTGCAACAGACAATAATTCAATAAATGTTCCAGCAGGATGTTTGTTTGTTAGAGCCGTACAGGTATTTGATTCAACTACTGCCAGCACTGGACAAGGAGTTTACTTGGAAAGACGAGATCAGACTTTTATACAAGAATATGTAGGAGAATTAACAGGAGATGAAGGAGATCAAAGTGGTCAAGATACTACTGGACTACCTAAATATTATTCAATGTTTGGAGGAGCTACAGGAACAAGTTCAACTACTTCTGGAGGAATGTATATAGCCCCTACGCCAGATAAAAATTATCAATATATTATCCATTATAATAAAATTCCGGCTTCTTTAGAGAGCAATACGTCTGGGACCTATGTCAGTTTATACTTCCCTCAAGGGCTATTATATTGCTGTTTGACAGAAGCATATTCTTATTTAAAAGGTCCAACAGATATGTTGACATTATACGAACAAAAGTATAAACAAGAACTACAAAAGTTTGCAGCGATGCAAATTGGGAGACGAAGACGAGACGATTATACAGATGGTACTGTCCGTATACCAATCGAGTCACCGCCTCAGTAAATAGGAGATAAATTATGGCAATAACATCGGCAATTTGTAATAGCTTTAAACAAGAAATCTTAGAGGCAGAACATAATTTTACGGCTTCTACTGGAAACACTTTTAATTTAGCTTTATACACAAGTTCAGCAACTTTAGGAGCAGGCACAACTGCGTACACTTCTTCTAATGAAATAACAAATACTTCAGGAACTGCTTATACTGCTAAAGGAAAAGCATTAACAAGTGTTACACCAACTCTTGATTCATCAACTGCAGTTTGTGATTTTGCAGATGTCTCTTGGACATCAGCTTCATTCACAGCTAATGGATGTTTAATTTTTAATGATTCACATTCAACAGATGCAGCTGTTTGTGCAGTAGCATTTGGTGGAGATAAAACAGTTTCTTCTGGAACTTTTACAATTCAGTTTCCTGCGGCAGCAGCTACTACGGCGATAATTCGTATAGCATAAGGAGTAAGTCCTTATGTCCATAACCAGAACTTTTACAGTTACGGTAGCTGGCGGTAAGTTTGTAATAGATGGAACTTCCCAAGCTACTATAAATATCGCTGAAACTGGAACATATAAATTTGACCAATCCGATAGCACTAACGGTAGTCACCCATTAAGATTTTCAACAACTAGCGACGGCACACATGATGGTGGAAGTGAATATACCACTGGTGTAACCACTTATGGCACACCCGGAGGTTCAGGAGCTTACACTCAAATAACTGTTGCCGCTAGCGCGCCAACTTTATATTATTATTGTTCTAACCATTCGGGTATGGGCGGCCAAGCTGATACTCCTACGGCCAATACATGGGGAATTTTTCCTTGGAATAATAATCAATGGGGAGACCAAGATGCAGTTGACGTAAGTGTAACAGCTCCATCAACTTTAACATCTGCAGTAGGTGACGTAGAAGCATCTAATGAAGAAGGTTGGGGTCGACAAGAATGGGGAAATTCTGGTTGGAACGTAGACTATTCAGTTGGACTGTCAGGATTAGGTTTAACATCATCACTTGGAACATTAACTGCAGAACAAGAAATTCCTGTTGACCTTACAGGATTAGGTTTAACATCTTCATTAGGTTCAGTAAGTATTAGTCTTACAGTTCCAATTACTGCTCCGGCGGGTTTAACTGCCTCAGTTGGAGAAATTAGTGAAGACGTATATGCTATTGGTTGGGGTAGAGATGCTTATGGTCAAGAGCCATGGGGTAGTTCAGACGACGCGGTTATAAGTTTAACAGCGCCTTCAAGCTTATCAACTTCAATTGGAAGTGTTACAGCTTTCAATGAACAAGGATGGGGTAGAGATCCTTGGGGTTATGAAAACTGGGGTGAGTCAGCAATGACAGTTGTTGTTGATGTATCTGGTGTTTCTTTAGGTTCTAGTGTAGGTGCTATATCACCAACTGAAATGTCTATTGGCTTAACAGGTCAATCTGCAACATCTTCAGTAGGAACTCCAGGTTTATCGTTTGGTGTAAGCACAGAACCAATTTCTTCAGCGGGTGTCGGTACAATAAGTGTTGGAACACTAATAATAGGTAACGAAATTCAAATAGCCGGAGTTGGTGCAACAGCTTCAGTAGGATCAATTTCGCCTGCAGACGTGGTTGGTTTAACAGGATTAGGAGCTACATCTTCAATAGGATCACCTGATGTTAGTGATGCTCAAATATTTAATATAACTGGAATTGGAGCAACGTCTTCAGTAGGATCAATTTCTCCTACAGAAATGGCAATAGGATTATCCACGGCTGGAGTTGCAACAACCGGTGTAGGCTCAATTGCTCCTACAGAGATGGCAGTGGGATTAACAGGAGTTACAGGGACTATTTCTCTTGGTGAAGTTTCACCTTTATATACTAGAATTTTAGAGTATAATACAAGCGGAAATTATACAATAGAAGATTACAATACAAGTGCAACTTATACAGAGAAAAAACATGCTGGATAAATAGGTTGACTTGCTTTTTAAAACATATTATTAATACTAACAAGTAGGAGAACAAAATTATGGCATCAACATACACGCCTCTCGGTGTCGAGCTAATGGCAACTGGTGAAAACGCCGGTACATGGGGAACAAAAACTAATACAAACTTAGAGATAGTTGAACAAATAGTAGGTGGCTATACAACACAAGATATAGCTGGCGGAGCTGGAACTACTACATTATCAGTTTCTGATGGATCAACTGGGGCAACTCTTTCTCACAGAATGATAGAATTTACAGGTTCAATTACAGGAAACAGAATTGTAACTATACCACTTGATGTTCAAACTTTTTATTATTTAAGAAACTCAACATCAGGAGCATATACAGTTGAATTTAAATATGTAACTGGATCAGGAGATAGTTTTACTTTTGGAGCAACTGACAAAGGTGATGCTGTTGTTTTTGCTACGGCAAATGATGGAACTAACCCTGACATTGATACTTTACCTAATGGTAATGTTACAACTGGTGGAACACAAACTTTAACAAACAAAACTTTAACTTCCCCTAAAATAGGAACTTCTATTTTAGATACTAATGGAAATGAATTAGCTTTATTAACTGCAACAGGTTCTGCAGTTAATGAAATAACATTAGCAAACGGAGCTACAGGAGACGATCCTACTATTACAGCATCGGGTGGAGACGCTAATGTTGGTATTGAATTTAAAACAAAAGGTACTGGAGTTATTAAAGCAGAAGATGGTGGTGGAACTGTTGCTGCAGTTAAAATTGCAGGAAAAGAAACTATATGGGTGCCAGCTTCAGCAATGTATCCAGCAACTTCAAATGGATGTGCTGACTTAGCTCAAGTAGAATTAACCGCTCAAAGACCTGAAGTAAAATCTTTAGACTTTGATGCTTCATCAGATGAATATGCACAATTTGGAGTGGCTTTTCCAAAATCTTGGAATGAAGGCACAGTTACTTTTCAAACTTATTGGAGTGTTGGCGGTACTAATACAGGAACAGTATGTTTTGCATTGCAAGGTGTAGCTGTATCAAGTGATGATACGTTAGATGTTGCCATGGGAACTGCGGTACCAAATACTGCTTTAGCAGCTTCTGGAACAGCTAATGATTTAATGGTTAATGCAGAAAGTGGTGCGGTAACTATTGGAGGTTCTCCAGCAGCAGGCGATGAGTGTTTCTTTAATATATTTAGAGATGTTTCTGCAGACGATCAAACTTCAGATGCACGTTTAGTAGGTCTTAAACTTTTTTATACTACAGACGCTGCAAACGACGTATAGGATTAGTTAATGAAAGATTTACAAACTGAAAAATCTAAAGGTTTTAAAAAAGATAAAGGACCAAAAAAGAAATCTTTTGGTTATCAAATTTTAGGTTTTGGTTCAGGTGGAGCAGGTCCTAAATTTGTAGCAGCATGCGGTGGAACTGTAACTACTTCTGGAGATTATAAAATTCATACATTTACTGGTAATGGAACTTTTACAGTTACGTGCGCAGGAAGTGTTGGAGGTTCAAATACAGTTTCTTATTTAGTCGTTGCAGGCGGCGGAGGTGGTGGAGCTGCATGGGGCGGCGGAGGCGGCGGAGGCGGCTTCCGAGAAGGTAAAGCTTCTAGTGATTGTTACACTGCAAGTCCTTTAAATGCTCCAGCTGGTTTACCGGTTTCATGTTCACCAGGATCTTATTCTATAACTGTCGGAGGCGGCGGTGGAGGAGGACCTGGACACCCTTATCAAAAAGGTCCTGCAGGATCTAGTGGTAGTAATTCAGTTTTTTCAAATATAACATCAGCTGGTGGTGGCGGTGGCGCTAAATGGCCTGCCGGCGGAGGTGGCTCTGGTGGCTCTGGTGGTGGCGGTGGCGGTTCACACTATGGTGGTGGATCTAATGGTCCTGGTGGTACAGGTAACACACCTCCAGTTAGTCCCAACCAAGGAAATAATGGTGGTTCTCCAAGATCTCAAGGTCAAGGAGTTATAGGTGGACCTGGTGGCGGTGGTGCAGGTTCTCAAGGAGCTAACAATGGACCTGGTGGTCAAGGTGGAACAACTCATATTCCCGCATCTCCAATTACAAAAGGTGGTGGCGGTGGATCTGGTGCTACACAAAATACTGGTGCTGGTAGTGGAAACGGTGGTGGAGCTAATGGTGGTGGTTTTCCAGGAGGTGGTGGCGGAACTGCATCAGCAAATACTGGTGGCGGTGGCGGTGCTGCAGCTGGACCAAACAATTGGGTAGCCGGTGGACCTGGTGGTTCTGGAATAGTTGTTATAAGGTACAGGTATCAATAAGTATGGCACATTTTGCAAAAATATCAGACGATAATGAAGTTCTTAGTGTAGTAGTCGTAGATAATAAAGATGTATTAAACGATTCAAATGAAGAAGAAGAATCAGTAGGACAACAATATTTAGAAACACATAGTAATTGGCCTGCTAATAAATGGATTCAAACTTCATGCAACACTTTTAATAATACTCATAGATTAGATGGAACACCCTTTAGAGGAAACTTTGCAGCTGTAGGTTCTATTTGGGACCCAGTTAATCAAATATTTTGGAATCCACAACCCTACCCATCTTGGGTAAAAAACACTACTCACGCTGTTTGGGACGCTCCAATAGCAGCCCCTACTGAAATAAACGATAATAACGGTAGTGATCCTTTAGTATGGAATTGGGATATTGTGTGGAACGAAGCAGTACATCAATCAGATAACTCAAAAGGTTGGGAAGCTACAAAATCTAATGACAGTGAAAAAACTGTTCATGAATGGAATGGCACTGCTTGGGTAGTTAAGTAAATTTTTTCTGAAACAATTTAATATAAAAAAAGAAACCTTTATTGGTGGTTGGTTTATTTCAAGTAAAACTTGTGATGAACTTATTAATTATTTTAAATCTAAAAAACAAGAACATGTTAAAGGATATGTTTTAGATGACACCACACGAACTATAAATCCAAATGTTAAAGACAGTGTAGAGTTAGGTTTTGAAATAGATAAAATAGATTTTACAGACTCATCCAATAATATTATTAGTAAGTACTTTAAAGAATTACAATTAGTATTAAATCAATATTTTAAAAAATACCCTGAAAGCACCAAAGAAATTGCTTCGTTTAAATGTAAATTTTTTAATATTCAATTTTACAAAGCAAACGGTGGTTTTAAAAACTATCATGCTGAAAGAAATTGTATAAAAAATTCTTCGAGGCATTTAGTTTTTATGACGTATTTAAACGATGTTCCTAATGGAGGGACTCAATTTAAATATCAAAATCTTATTGTGCCAGCTAAAAAAGGATTAACTACATTATGGCCACCTGATTGGACACATACACACAAAAGTCAAATTTCTAAAAAACACAGTAAATACATTATTACAGGTTGGTTTGAGTACACACATTAATTGACATTATAAAAACTTTCTGTATAAAAGAAATAGGTATGCATAAAGAATTATTGACAGAACAAGCTATATATTCAGGCGATGTTAAAATGCCTAAAGGCTTTGAAATAGAAAGAGATGTATTAACTCTTGATACGTTTGTATCAAAAATAAAAAACGCAGACTTTGAATACTCTCCTACTTTTGGTAAGTTAAGCACTTACATAATTGAACATCTACGCGTTAAACATAATCTTATTTTTTACAACAAAAACACATGGGGAAATTTTTACAAACCTAATGAGACTACACCTCCTTTAATAAATGTAAATTATAATAATCTTATGGATTCCCCAGACTACACTTTATTATATGGAGTGGCTGTGGAAGATTGCACTGTTACAATAAAATATGACGATAATAGAAGAAAAGGAAGAAGTTGGAGCGAACCATTAACTAATAATAAATTTATAATGTTTCCCTCTACCAACACGTATTATATTACAAACAAACAAAAAGATATTTTAAATTTTATACAGACCATTACTTATGTTAACCCAGCCCCCTAATTATTGGTTTTGGAAAAAAGAAATTTCGCCGAAAGAAATAAAAACCCTTAATCAAAAAATTGAAAAAAATAAATGTGAGGGATTAGATGTTCCTGCAGAAAATGTTACAAAGACTTCTTATGTTAAAATAGTTGAAGCCAAAGCTTTACAAGAAAGTATGAATCGTTTTATAGAGCAAGCTTATTTATCTAACTTTGAAAATTTTGGATATAACCTTTATCCTCCAATTTTTAGATGCTGGAACTTTAATAAATACGATAGCAAGAATAAAGGAGAGTATGATTGGCATGTAGATTCTTCTAATTCTAATGTATACGATACTAAACTAACTTTAATTTTAAACATATCTGACCAAAAATATGAAGGAGGAGACTTTCAAATTTATGGAACTGGAACTACTCCAGAGTTTAAAAAAGCAGGAGACATGATTTTATTTCATTCTTACTTGCCTCATAAAGTTACACCGGTTATTAAGGGAGTAAGAAAAACATTAACAGTATTTTTAAATGGACCTAAACTTATATGAACCTAGCTAATTATTATTGGTATTTTGAATCTGCATTAACGCCAAAGTTTTGTGATGAAGTAATAAAACATGCTAATTCTCAACAAGACTCTTTTGCAAGAACAGGTGGTTACAAACCAGAAAGCCCAATCATAGAAAATTTTGACAGTGGCAAATTAACAAAAGAAGAAATTAAAGATATTAAAAGAAAAAGAAATTCTAACGTAGTATGGCTTAATGATACTTGGATATATAAAGAAATACATCCATATGTTACTATGGCAAATGAAAACGCAGGTTGGAATTTTGAATGGGATAGTTCGGAAAACTGTCAGTTTACTAAATACAAGTTAGGTCAGTATTATGATTGGCATGTAGATGGTTGGGATAGACCTTATGAAAGAAAAGATAAGACTGCACGTGACCATGGCAAAATTAGAAAACTTTCTATGACGTGTCAATTAACAGATGGTTCAGAGTACACTGGTGGAGAATTAGAATTTGATTTTAGAGGTTATGAACCAAACATGAGAGACGAATCAAAACATAGAGTACAATGTAAAGAGATATTGCCAAAAGGTTCTATTATTGTATTTCCTAGTTTTGTATGGCACAGAGTTAAACCGGTAACGAAAGGAATAAGATATTCACTTGTTGTGTGGCATTTAGGATATCCATTTAAATAATATGGATCAAGCTAATTTTTTTACTACTCCAATTTGGGTTGAACAAAAATTTGATTTTGTTACATCCTTAAACAAAGCTTCTAATAAATATATTAATGAAGCACGTAAAAGAAAAGAAATGAAAGACTATATAAAAAAACATGGGGAGTTTGGACTAAGTTATCATTCAACTCCATTGTTACAAGATAATGATTTTTTAGATATGAAACAATATGTAGGTCACAAGTCTTGGGAATTTTTAGATGCTATGGGTTACGACATGTCTCAATATCAAACTATGTTTTCTGAAATGTGGGTACAAGAATTTTCTAAAAAAGGAGGAGGGCATCATTCTGCACACGTGCACTGTAATCAACATGTATCAGGGTTTTATTTTTTAAAGTGTAGCCCTAAGACATCCTTTCCAATATTTCATGAACCAAGAACAGGAGCTAGAGCAACCGCATTAAAAATGAAATCTTCTGAAATATTGCCAGGTACAAGCACCGTACATTTTAATCCTAAACCAGGCACCTTACTTATATTTCCAGGATACTTAGAACACGAATTTGCAGTAGACCATGGCAAAGAACCATTTAGATTTATACATTGGAACATACAAGCAGTGCCAAAAGAAATGGCTAAAGATGTTTAAATTATTTTTAACATGAGCGATATAAATATAAATTTTTTAGTAAGCTTACCAAGAGCAGGAAACACTATTTTATCTAGTGTATTAAATCAAAACCCATATGTTAAAGTTTCTGCTAATAGTGTTGTTCCCTTATTAATAGATTCTATTAATAATATAAAATTAGAAGAAAGATTTTTAAATTTTCCTGACTCTACAGGATTAGATAATATATTAAACAATGTTTTTAAAAATTATTATGAACATTATAAATGCAAAAATATAATTGATCGTGGAGCCTGGGGTCATTATTGGAAAATAATAGAAAGGCTTCCTCTTCAAAGCAAAAAATATATTATTCTTTATAGACCTATATTAGAGGTGCTCGCTTCATTTGTTAAAGTACATAAGCCCCGTTACGTAGAAGAATATTGCGATGATATGATGATGAAAGATAGCATTATAACTGAGAACTTAAACTCAATAAGAAATATATTAGTAAGTAAGAAAGACTATTTATTAATAACATATGATGAATTAATTAAAGATTTTTCTAAAACTATACAAAAAATATGTAAATATATAAACGCTCCTTTTAAAAAACCTGATTTTAAAAACATACAGCAATTTAATATTAATAACGTTTATTACAATGATTCTGCTATTAGACACAGAAAAGGAATTTTTCACACAATAGATACAAAAAGTATTAAAAGAAAAGAATGTGATATAAAAAAAATTTTACCAGAGTATACAATAAATAAATATAAAGGATTTGATGTCATTTAAAAAAAATAAATATGCCGTTATTAAACAAGCTATATCATTAGAACTAGCTAGTTTTATTGCAGATTATTTCCGTATGCAAAAACAAGTTTATGATACTTGTCGTAAGGAAAGATATATTTCACCTTTTGAAGAACTCATAGGTTTTTATGAAACCGAAAAAGATTTAATTCCAAACAGTTATGCTCACTATGCTAATATAGCTATGGAAACTTTAATGTTAAAATGTAAACCAGTTATGGAAAAAGCAACAGGATTAAAATTGTATCCAGCTTATACTTATGCAAGAATATACAAAAAAGATGACGCATTAAGACGACATAAAGATAGATTTAGTTGTGAAATATCTACCACTATGAATCTTGGTGGTGATGAGTGGCCTATATATTTAGAACCATCTGGAAAAAAAGGTATGAAGGGTGTTAAAATAGATTTAAAACCCGGAGATATGTTAATCTATAGAGGCATAGAATTAGAGCATTGGAGAGAAAAATTTAAAGGTAAAGAATGCGTTCAAGTATTTCTTCATTATAATGATAGTAAAACCCTTGGAGCTAAGGATAATATTTTCGATAAGCGTCTTCATTTAGGTCTTCCATCTTTCTTTAAACGATGATATATTCTTATAATGGATGCAGTGGATACCACCATACCACCCACTGCGTCCTTTATAAGGATTTAACATTTTATGCTACAGAAGATTGCGTTTCTACCTGGCTTCAATAAACAAGTAACCCCTACGGGTGCTGAGTCACAATGGACTGGCGGAGAAAACGTTCGATTTAGATATGGAACACCTGAAAAAATAGGTGGTTGGGCTTCTTTAGGAGACAAAAAACTTACAGGGGCTACAAGAGCTTTACACCACATGGTTAACAAAGAAGGTATTAAGTATGCTATTCTAGGTACTAATAGAATTTTATATGCATACTCAGGAGGTGTTTATTACGATATTCATCCTTTAGTAAATCCATCAGGTACAGCTCTTACAAATGCATTTAGCACAACTAATGGACAACCAACTGTTACAATAACTTTTCCTTCGGCCCACAATTTTCAAGCGGGAGATATTATTTTATTTGGAGACACATCTACGTTTAGTTCAATTACAGGATCTAATTTTGGCGCTTCAGATTTTTGTGATAAAAAATTTATGGTTACTACTGTTCCAACAACAACCACTATTACTATTACAATGGACAGTAATGAAGGTGGAGCTGGAGCATCAACTTCTGGAGGTATTACTTATTTTAGATACTACCACGTAGGACCCGCTGAACAAGTCGGAGTTTATGGTTATGGTATATCTCAATGGGGTGGTACAGTTACTAACCCACAAACAACAACTTTAAATGGAGCATTAGGTGCTGACGCATATGGAACTGGTGGTTCAGGAACTACAATTAATGTAGCTAGCACTACAGGTTTTCCAAGCACAGGAACAAATTATATTCAAGTAGGAACTGAAGAAATTTCTTACACAGGAATAACGTCTACAAGTTTTACTGGAATAACTAGAAATGTTAGAGGAACTACAAATGCTTCGCACAGTGACGGAGCAACAGTAACTAATACTAGTAGTTATGCTGCATGGGGCCAAGCTGCGTCTACATCTGATAAAGTAGCTGAACCTGGTTTATGGTCATTAGATAATTTAGGTTCTAATTTAATTGCTTTAATTTGTAATGGACCTGTTTTTGAATGGGATTCAAATGCTGCTAATGCTACTGCTACTAGAGCAACTATTATAACTGGCGCACCAACAGCGTCACGTGAAATGTTAGTATCAACTCCCGATCGTCACTTAGTTTTATTTGGAACAGAAACAACAATAGGTGATACAACAAGTCAAGATGATATGTTTTTAAGATTTTCAAATCAAGAAGATATAAATACTTGGGCACCAACAATAACTAATACAGCTGGTACACAAAGACTGGCCGCCGGATCACGGATCATTGGAGCTAAACTAGGTAGAAATGCAATATATGTTTGGACGGACACCTCCTTATTTACTATGCGTTTTGTGGGTGGAGATTTTGTTTTTGCTTATGAACAAGTAGGAACTAACTGCGGACTTATTGGTAAAAATGCAGCAGCTGAAGTTGATGGTGCTGCGTATTGGATGTCAGAAAATGGTTTCTTTAGATACACTGGTAAACTAGAATCTATGGATTGTTTAGTAGAAGACTATGTTTATGATGATTTAAATACAACATCTGGTGCATTAATATATTGTGGAATTAATAATTTGTTTGGTGAAGTTATGTGGTTTTATCCACAAGCTAATTCTAATGTAATTAATAGATGTGTTTTATATAGTTATTTAGATTCTACACCTCAAAGACCAATTTGGTATACAAATGCAAATTCATTATTTCCACGAACTACATGGATAGATTCTGCTGTATTTGGTCTTCCTCATGCAACCTATTATGATGCTGGTACTGATTCATCTTTTGATGTTACTGGAAACACTGAAGGAGTTACGTATTATTATGAACATGAAACAGGAGTTAACCAAGTTAAAATAGGAACTACAAGTGCTATTCCTGCTAACATAACTTCTGGAGATTATGACATAACTCAAAAAACAATTAGAGGAGCAGCTACTAGTCTTGCGGATCTTAGAGGAGATGGAGAATTTATAATGAGAGTTAGTAGAGTTGTTCCTGATTTTATTTCTCAAACTGGCGATACTATTGTTCAATTAGATTTAAGAAATTATCCAAATGATAGTTCTGCAAGTTCATCACTAGGTCCTTTTACAATTACATCAAGCACTACAAAAATTGATACTAGAGCTAGGGCTAGAGCTGTTGCGCTTACTGTTTCTAATACTGCAGTTGATGCTAATTGGAAACTAGGAACTTTTAGATTAGACATACATTCAGGAGGAAGAAGATAATGGCTAAAATAGTACAAACTTTAACACGAGCTAGTAAAGAATACCAAGAAGATGTAGCATCATCTTTAATTAGAGATTTAGATGCTGTGTTAGAAAAATTAAATACATCGTTTCAACAAGAATTAAAACAGGAGATAGAAGCTAGAAGTTTCTTTTTAGATTAATGGCAGTAGTAAATCAGTATAAATTTGTAGGTGTTGATGACAGTACAAGTGGTGCTGCATTAACTCCATTTGGATCAGGTAATCCTTTAGTAAGTGAAACTTATGTTATTAAATCTATACTTGTTACATCAGCTGGCACACCTAGCGTAACTATTACAAATAATAGTATTACAGCTATTAAATCATCAGCTTTATCTGCCAATGTTACAACAGAATTATTAACCCAACCGTTAATAGTAGAAGGTGGTAAAACCTTTACAGTACAATCAAGCACATCAGATTCGTTTGATGTAGCTATTAGCTATCTAAACATTAAGAAAGAGGTAACAACATAATGCTAACAATAGAACCAAAAGAAATAATAACTACTATTTCTAACCTAAAAACAGGAGAAATATACAAGACAGAAGAAGAATGGAAGGCTAAAGGTATTGATGAAAAAGACATCAGAAGAGATGTTAAGGTCATTATGCCAGCCCTTGATTTATTTGCTAAAACCAAGTAAACTAGTAAACTCAGGAGATTTAATATGTTTGAAGAAAAAATCACAGAATCCATAGAAGCCGGCGCACCTAGTATTAAGTACAATAGAGGTGATGTAAGAATGGGTAGAGGTCAACAAGACCGAAGATCCATGCAAATAGCGGCTGAAATATGGGAGCAAATGGAACCTCAACAAAAAATGCAATTTGGAAATTTTGAAAAGTTTTTTCAAAGTGGAATTTGGAGACAGATTCTAGCTCAAATGCAAGAAGACCAACAAGAAGAAGGTATTGCTTCACAAATGCCTAGAGGCATGATGGAAGAACAAGTCAGCATGAGTGAAAGAACACCTTCAGGTATCGAAACTTTAAGTGCCGATATGGTAAACAGAAGAGGTTAACTATGTCTAGAAGATCTAAGTATGACTCTTCCGGAGGAAATTTAGCAGATAGTGCACAAGCTCAGGATATTAGTCCTGGACCACAACCGGGAGGCACAGGCCCTACATACGAGTTTGCAGGTACAGGTAAAAGTGTAGAGGGTCCTCGTGCTGGCACAGGCACTGAAATAGGAGAGTGGAAAGGTCCTGAGTATCCTGTAACTGGACCTTATGCAGCACCTAAAGGACACATAAACAGAGAAGTAGACATAGGATTAGATACATTTCTTGACCCGGCACCACCATTATCATTTCTTCCCGCATGGGCGCAAGTTCCATTAAATATTAACAGGATACCTAATAGAAAATTTTTTTTAAACAAAGTTTTAAAAGACAGAAAAAAAAGAGAAAATGTACCAGACTATTTACGAAAGGATTTTGATAATATTAAGCAACTACAAGATATGTATGATGCCTACATGGAAGACAGACTTGCGGGGGAGGTAGATGCTTATGGTAGAACACTTGATTTAGGTAATGATACCGGTTTTCAACAAACACAACAAGCCCCACAAGATTATAGAAATGATCCTGATTATATAGCATGGCTTAAATCTAAAGGTGTAACAATAGATGATGAAGAAGAAGTAGAAGAAGACGTTAGTACTGGAAAGGCTGGAACTGTTTATCCATATGAATTTTATGGTCAACCAGATTATGAAACGAGTTCTACTTTTGAATCTTATTTAGCTAGAGGTGGTAGAGTACCAGCAGCTTTCGGTGGTATCATGGATACAGAAACTGGAAGAAAAAGATATTTTTTAGGTAGTATTAAAAAAGCTGTTAAAGGCGTAGCCAAAGCAGCAGGAAAAGTTTTAAGGAGTCCCATAGGTCTAGCAGCCGCTGGTTATTTTTTAGGTGGTGGTGGAATTGGTTCATTCAAAGGCTGGGGTAAAAAAGGTTTTGGAAAAAGTCCTTTAGCTATGTCTCGTTTTTTTCAAAAAAATATAGCAGAAAAAGGAATGCCTTTTAAACCAGGAGGATTTGATTATTTGAAAGCTTTCACAACTTTATCTCCAGCATTAGCATTTACTAGTCTTGCTGACGCACCCAAACAAGAAACGTTAAGCGGTGCCGGCGGAGGTGGAAAATTAGTTGATCCCCTAACAAATAAAGAAGCTTCACCAAGAGAGATGATAGCATCATTAAACGAAGCTATAGATAATGCTGATGGTGATCCAGATAAAATAGCAGCTATTAAAGCTGCTTATCGTTTCTTACCACCCATACAAAAATTAGGACAACATGGTGGTGTCTATCCTTATGAAGTTAAAGATGGTGGAAGAATAGGATATGCAGGTGGTGGAGGTAAAACACAACTTGAATTACCATTTGGTGAGCCCGCTTATTACATTGGAAAAGGAGAAAATAAAGTAGGAATATATAGACAAAAAAATGGTAGGCTTCTTGCTGTGCCAGTAGGACTAGATGGTTTACCTAATTATGCTCAAGGTGGAAGAATCAGAGCTCAAGAAGGAGGGCTCATGGACCTTGGAGGCATGGAAAAAGATTATAGAAACAATGGAGGTTTTGTAGCAATCGGTGGCGAAGAAAGAGCTGACGATGTTCCTGCAAGATTATCTAGAAACGAATTTGTATTTACAGCTGATGCAGTAAGAGGAGCAGGCGGCGGAGACATTGACAAAGGTGCAGAAATCATGGAAAACGTGATGAAGAACCTAGAACAAGGCGGAAAAATGTCAGAAGAATCGCAAGGAAATGCTGGCGCTCAAGAGATGTTTAGTGTATCAGAGAGAATAGGAGAAGTTTTATAAAATGGCAATATCACAATCACAAACTACACCACCAGATTTTGTAACAGACCTAGGTAAAGATTACGCAACACAGATGTTGGGTTTAACGTCTCAACCGTTAGATACCACAAAATTTCAACCAATGGTGGCTGGCCAAGACCAAGCGCAAAAAGATGCTTACACTATGGCTACAACGGCTGGTCAAGGTATCGGAGCTTATGCACCATACTTAACAGCAGCCGGACAGTTTCAACAACAAGCTGCAGGATTAACGGGACCAGGTGCTTATCAACAATTTATGTCGCCGTATCAACAGCAAGTTATTGATGCAACGTTAAAAGAATACGACACACAAAGAGCAAAAGATTTAAGAGGTATGGGATTAATGGCAGCAGATAGTGGAAATGTAGGTGGTGGTAGAGAAGGTGTAATGAGATCAGAATATTTAACTCAATCTGGATTAGACAGAGCTGCGCTTCAAGCAAGAATGTTACAACAAGGTTATCAAGAAGCGCAACAAGGAGCACAGACTGCATTTGGTCAAGCACAACAATTAGGAGCAGATCAACAGAGATTAGCTCAATTAGTACCACAATTGCGTAGACAAGATATTGCATCGTTGGGTCAAGCGGGCGCGTCTCAACAAGCATACGAACAAGCGGTTCTTGATCAACAAAGAGAAGCGAACAGACTTGCAGCATACGAACCATATGAAAGATTAGGTTTTATGGGCACAGGCCTAGGTGGCTTATTCGGTAGTGCTATGGGGCAGTATACATCACAAGTAACACCAAACCAATCGCCGTTGCAGCAGGCGTTAGGTATAGCATCAATGGGATTAGGAGCTTATAAAGCACTAACTTAAAATTATGTTTAATAGAACTTTACAAAGACCAATGTTTAGAATCGGCGGCTCTGCTGGCACAGGGATTACAACTGGGTTACGTAGACAAGGATATAAAGGAACAGATAATCCTGCGGATCAAAGAGTAAATAAAGATTTAGACATGTTAAAAGCAATGGATAGATCTAATCCTTATCCTGAAAGCAAACCTTATCCATATAAAGCATCAGATTTTTTTATGGGTTTGGGCGCAGGAATATTAGCAGAACCTGGCGGTCAACCTATTTTTCAAACAATAGGTAAAGCAGCAAGAGGTCCAATTGAGCAGTTAAGTAAAACTCAACAATCTAATTTTGCATTAGAACAACAAAACAGACTTGGAAAATTTCAAGCAGACAGACAGCTTTTATTAGCAGCTTTTAAAAACATGAGCAAAGATGACAAAGATGCATTAATAGCAAGGGCTGAACAAATGGTTAAAGCGGGTAGATTTAATAGTGTTGCAGAAGCATTACAAATATTAGTTCCAACATATAGAAAAGATCAAAGTCCAGAAGAGACTGAAAGAGAACAAATTTTAGCAGACGAAAAATTACAAAACAGAAGAGTAGAAGATCTTTCTAAACAATATAATATAGGTTTTACAGATGCTGCTGTTTTAAATGGTTTTATGAATGACATAATGGACGGCACATATAAAGTACCTCATGATCCTGATCAATATTATATTGAAGATGATGTTGATGAAATTGTTAGAGATGGAGAAAAAATTGCTATTAGAAACTATAATCCTGACACAGGAGATTATAAAGACGGTAGAGTATACATAGATTTTGTTACTAAAAAAGTTTACGTTAAACAAGGTGCTGAATTTGTACCGTACGAAACATATATCGCAGAAGATATAGCAATAGATTAGGAGGATAAATGCCATTTGGTTTTGACCCTCGTAAATTAGTTGACGACGAAAA